CTCAAGGATACTTTGGACAGCTGTATTTCCTACTGCTGACTCTTTTAGTATTCTTTGTCGTCATGGTCCTGGCGCCACTGCTGATCGTCGTCGCTCTAACGAGAGACGTCGCATTAAACAGTGGTACGACAGGTTTGAAGGTAGCTACCCCTGCGCCGATCATGCCTTCCACAATTATGGAGAAGCATGGCAGCCAGATAGCTCCGAAGGGCTCAACAGTATCGAATTCCTCGGTATTACCGAGGAGCCTCCCGTAAGGGTGGTTTTCGTACCTAAGACCCTAAGGACTCCACGAGTCATTGCGATAGAACCTAGCGTTATGCAGTTTGTCCAGCAAGGATTTCTCCGAGTTATGACTTCTGCTGTTGAAACGCATCCTCTAACCAGAGGATCTGTTCGGTTTTCCGATCAGTCGGTTAATCGTAGGCTCGCCTACGAGGCGTCACTAGATCGATCGCTAGCAACGATTGACTTGTCTGATGCTTCGGATCGTGTCCATTTGGATTTGGTCCGTCGCATTTTTGGCAAGACTTGCATCTTGGATTATCTCCTCGATGCTAGGTCTCTTCACGCCGACTTGCCAGATGGTTCTAACATCGTTTTGAGGAAATATGCCTCGATGGGTTCAGCATTATGCTTTCCTGTTGAGGCTTGCGTATTTTATACGCTTATCCTTACTGCGATTATTAAGGCCACTGGCAAGCGCCCAAGTTATGCTACGATCAGGCAGCTGTCTGAGCGTATCAGTGTTTTCGGCGATGACTTGATAGTCCCGACGGAACACGTGGGCGATGTCATGACGTACTTGGAATCATACGCCTTGCGTGTGAACACCGCAAAAAGCTTCTCGAGATCTGCATTTCGAGAGTCCTGCGGCGCAGACTATTTTAATGGGTGTTCGGTACTACCGATCTACGCCAGACAGATAGCACCTGACAAGTCGTCAGAATGGACCGCGTCACATGTTATGGCTTGGGTTGCCACTGCCGACCAGTTTTATCTGGAAGGAAAGTGGCACTTGAGCCAGCGCATTCGTGACATGGTCGAGAGTGTGCTGGGAATTAGAGTACCTCGCTCCAGACGTAAGTCTGAAGGCGTGGCGTTCTATTCCTTGCTCTTCGACACTCAGCTTCGGCGCAAGCCTGAGCTTTGTGCTTGGGAGCAAAGACGCATCGTATACCAACCCTCTAAACAGAAGGATAATATTGATGGCGACTCAGCAGCCTGTTTTAACCGGTTCTTCGAACGAGCTCAGATTCATAATCAATGCGAATTGCGG